TTCTATATTTTTATAATTTTTATCTATTAACATTTTTTACTCCTTTCTTAATATGTTAACCCTTGTAAAAATCCCCAATAGCAAAATCCTACAAATGCCATATATCCTGCTGTATATACTACTGCTTGTCCTATTATTTGATATACTTTGTTTGGATCTAGTCTAAAATTTTTCCAGTTTCTTTTCATTTGTTTCACTTTCTTTCTAACTAAATTTTCTAATTTGATATACATTAGATTTTGTTTTACTATTTACGATTGCTTCTCTTTTTTCTCGATAGTATTTGTCGTAATCTTCTGAAAAAACATATATTTTCTTTCCTCGGATTTCATGTGGTAATTGATTTGCTACTTCATAAGCTCTATCTCTTCCACAATTTTCTAATTGTTGTATTTGCTTTACAGAATAATAATGTGTTTTTATTTCTTCCATACAATCACTTCACTTCCTTTCTTTTTTGCATCGGTTCGTGGTTATTTATTTTCAGTTTTCTGAACTTTTTGTGTAAAAAAATATAACTTTAACTCTTTTTCCAAATCAATACATAATAATAAACATGCTCTATATATTTCTTTTGGAGAAAATTCTACATTATTGTTTAGTTTATTACTAAGTGTAGCTTCATTCATAAGCATTGCTGCTGCAAATGCTGTTTGTGTTCCATATATTTCTTTAATTCTTCCTCTTAATTTGCTAAAATCAAATACTATATCTTCTTCTTGCATTACTCTACCCTCCTTTTTTCAGTTTTCTGAACTACGATTATAATATCATTTACTTTTTTTGTTGTCAATACTTTTTTATAAAAAAATTCAATTTTCTTAATTTTTTTTATAATTTTTATTGCTTTTTTCATAAAAATGAACTATAATACGCTTATGGAGGTTATTATGAAAGAAGATTTTAGTATTAGATTACAAAAAGCTATGAATATAAGAAATATTAAAGCTACTGAACTTTCAGAAAAAGCACATATTCCAAAATCAGCAATAAGTCAATACCTTTCTGGATTATATGAAGCTAAACAAAAAAGCATTTTTAAATTAGCAAAAGCTTTAAATGTAAATGAAGGATGGCTAATGGGTTTAGATATTCCAATGGAAAAAGAAACTATTACTAACAATGATTTTCGTTATGCTTCTCACAATGGCATTGATACTGATGGACTTGATGAAAATGACATTGAAGAAATAAATAGATTTGTCGAATTTATAAAAAATAAGAAGAAAAATGAAAAAAAATAGAGGTCTTGTTATGAACACATTAGATATGTATAAAATAGCTGAGAATGAAAAAATAGACATTTTAAATTATAAATGGGCAAATACCAAAGCTAGAATATTTGAAATCGAAAATAACTATTATATTGCTTTAGATAATAAACAAATAAATAATAGTATAGAAGAAATGGAAATCTTAGCCGAAGAACTTGGACATTATTATTGTAATGCTTTATATTATTTAAACTCTGATAAAGCATTAAGAGATAAATGTGAAAATAGAGCAATGAAATGGGCTTATTCTATTTTAGTACCATTTCAAAAATTAAAAGAAAAAATCCTGCAAGGTTTCGATTTGTATGATTTAGCAGACTACTTTAATGTAGATATTAAATATATGATTAATTGTATTAATTTTTACACTCAAAAATATGGTGTATTAGCATAAAAAAACAAGGAAATAGATGTATTCAATTTTACCACGAACCGATACATTTATTTCCCGCAAACACTATTGAAAGTGATTGTATACTTATTATATATAAAATACTTTCACTTTTCAATAGTTTATTAAAAATAAATTAAAGAAAAAATGGAGGTATTTTTATTATGAAAGTAAGTATTAGAACAAATAAATTAAAAAAAGGAAATAGTTACACTGTTTTTATTGATTATGGAATTGTAAATGGTAGTAGAAAAAGAGAACCACTTGAAACATTTTCTAAAAAAATAGATGCTGAAAATTATAAATCAAAAATTCAAACTGAAATAAATAACAATTCTTTTATCCAAATTCCAGACATAACTTTTTCAGAAGCTGTAGATGAATGGATGAAAAATTATGTATCTAATAACTGTGAACCTAATACCGCTTCTGGTTATAAATTAATTAATGAAAAATATTTAAAACCTTGTTTAGGGCATATTCCTTTTAAAATTATTAGTAGTGTAAAAGGTATCGATATTATAAATGATTATTACGAATATTTGCGATTTGATTTATCAAATGAATTTGAAACTACAAAAAGTGGTAAGAAAATACCTAAAAAAAATTTATCTTATAGTACTGTAGAACATCATAAAGCACAAATTTCAGGGATATTTACTTATTTTATGAATAATAAAAAAATATCACGTAATATTTGTATAAATACAGTTATTCCAAAAACTGAAGAAGAACAAATGAAAGATACTGTGATTGACAATATTGAAGCTATTGAAGATGATGAATTATATGAAGATGAAGAATTTATTACTCCAGAACAAGCAATACAAGTTTTAAATCTTTTTATGAATACTAGTATGATGATACCTGTTTGTCTGGCCACATTTATGTCTTTAAGACGTAGTGAAATTGCAGGTATATTAAAAAATAAAGTAGATAAAGAAAATATGAAACTTATAATAAATGCATCTCGTGTAAGATGTGGTAAACAAACAATATATAAGAAAAGAAATAAGAATAAAACTTCATCTAGAATATTGTATATTCCACAGATTATGTTAAAAATATTAGAATCAGATGAAAAAAGGCAACAAAAAAATAGGGAAATTTATGGTGATAAATATGTAGAATCAAAATTTTTATGTGTTATGGATGATGGCAAACCTATGAAAGTAGATTATATTTCAGTAAAATTTAAACATGTTTTTGATAAATTTATAGAAGAAGAAACTAAGAAAGCAAAAGAAAACGGAAAAAACTTTAATTTTCCATACATCACATTGCATAAATTAAGACATTTAAATATAAGTTCTCTATTAGCACACGGAGCATATCTTACAGATGTAAAAGATAATGCAGGACATTCAAATATTGAAACAACTATGCATTATACACATAACTATACAAAAGGTAAGAAAGAAATTGCTAATAAAACAGATGAAATATATTCTCCACTTTTAAATATATTAAATTGATTTTACTTGTCCATAACTTGTCCATAATTTTAGAAAATAATAGTAATATATAGAATATTTTAGTAATATAAAAATGTGCGTAACTATTGATTTTACTATAATCTCAGTAAATATTAGAAAATAATAGAAAATTACATTTTTTGACTCTGACTCCGACATTCCTGTGTTCGAATCACAGTACCCCAGCCAGTAAAATAAAGGTTTTCAAGAGATTGGAAATCTTTATTTTTTATTATTTTTTCTAGACTTGTCCAAAACTTGTCCAAATATCTAATACATTATAGTACAAAACAGTAAACTTATTTAAAAAATTCTTTAATAAATAGTTGTGTTGTTTTTACATCATATCCTATTTTAATCCCCTCTTTAATCATTTTTAAAATAACATTTTCTTTCTTATTATATTTTTTACTTAATTCTTTTACTATTTCATTTAATACTACATTTTTCATTTCATATCCTCCTATACTTTTTCGAAGCTTCTATATGTATACATATATTTACTTCTGTTGCATCTGGGCAACATTTTACAAAAGTATTTTTATATTTTATAAAAAATAAAAAATGACACTTTTATAGTGTCATAATATAATTTTGTATAATTCATCTATGTTTACTTTTAATGCTAATGCAATTTGAATCAATGTAGAAATTTTAGGGTCTCTTTCTTGTCTTTCTATTTTGCTTAAATGTCCTTTACTAACTCCTGATAATTTAGCCAAAGTTTCAAGTGTCATATTTTTTTCTAATCTTACTTTTTTAATTAAAATTTCTATTTTCATAAAATCACCTGTCTTTAGTATGCTCATTTTTTTGTATATCATGTATTTTGTTGCATTTGGGCAACTTTATGAAAATTATTCTTATAAAAAGAAAAAGCCCCACTTTCATGAGACTAATTCCGATTTTTTTCGATTTGTATATTTTTCCTATACATTTATATTATAACACTAAATATTTAAAAAAATTGTCGAAACTTGCTTAAAATCAAGCTTTTATTTTCGTTTTTAAG